TTACTCATGCAATATGTCAGAAATGGCTTAGGATTAGAGGACTAACATGGCACAATATATCAAGCCACAAGATGTACAAGATGGTGAACAACGCTATGAAGTTGTCATGCTCGCTGCAGGTAAGGATGGTAGTGTCGTAGAAGCCTCCAATCCATTACCTGTTACAGGGGGAACTGGAAGCAATAATTCATTACTCGTTTCTTTAGGCGGCACAAACCTTGATGCGTTTGGGCGCCTTCGTGTTTCTGAGCCATACACATTAGCTGATTATAGTCATATCTATGGTGAAGAAGTTGAACTGTTAACTGCATCCAGTGGGTCAGGAACTAAAACCCTTCGAGCGAATGAATCATCTGTTCGGTTAACGGTAGGCACAGGCAATGGGGATTTCGTGGTGCATCAAAGTAGAATGCATCATCATTACATGCCAGGAAAAAGTCAACTAGCATTGATGAGTTTCGTGTTCGGTACTGCTCGTGCAAACACCGTAAAACGTGTAGGATTGTTCGGGGAAGAAGATGGTGTATATTTTCAACAAGCGGGTAATGGCACCTTACAATTCGTAAAGCGCACAAGTATTACTGGATCTGTTGTTGACGAAACACCTATCAATCAATCACAATGGAATGTGGATAAGTGCGACGGAACAGGTGCATCAGGGTTTAATTTACAAATCACGACTACCCAATTATTTTTCTGTGATTATCAATGGCTTGGTGTGGGACGTTTACGTGTAGGATTTGTGCATAACGGGGAATTCATTGTGGCTCATGAATTCACACACAGTAACACGATATCTACTGTATACTGGAGAAATCCTAACCTTCCCGTTCGATGTGAAATACGTAACACAGGTATAGCCGTCGGCACAGCGTTTATGGATCAAATTTGTTCCACGGTGATGTCTGAAGGTGGATATGTTGAGTCTGGAGTGAATTTCAGTAATTATGTGGAAAACATTCTCCTTACTAAAGGAGCTCCTGGCGCGGCAAAATGTTTAATGGCGATTCGCTTAACCGATACCTATCAATCGCTACCTAACAGAAGTGTTGTTCGCTTAACAGACTTGAATGTGTTATCTGATGGCGCCTCTATCGTGTTTGAATTATGGCGCCTTCCTGGAGATGCTAACATCACAGGTGGAAGTTGGGTGGCAGCTAACACCTCCTCTGTAATAGAATATAATGTCACCGCAGGCACCAGCTTCAATACCACAGGCGGTGAATTGTTTGCCAGTGGATTCGTTGCTGCGAATAATCCTTCAGGAAAACAAGCTTCAGGTGGCAATAGTATTGCTGATCCTGTCAAGGCGAAGCGTGCCTACCTCAGTCAAAATATTGCATCCACAGAAAGTAATGTGTTTGCGTTAGTTGCACGAAATTTAAGTACTACTGCTGATACCAACGCCTACGCATCAATGCAATGGCGCGAAACTCGTTAACCTTAATCTGAATCTATCATGGATATCCAAAAGCTCAAAGGTCATGTACCTGATACTGTAATCGCACAAATTCCAGAAGTTATGGAAAAGTTCCAAATCAATACACCATTACGCCTATGTCATTTCCTCTCACAATGCGGACATGAATCAGGAAACTTCAAAGCCGTCAACGAAAATCTTAACTATGGCGCCAAGGGCTTGTTAGGATTGTTCAAGAAGTATTTCCCAACAGAAGCGAAGGCCAAGGAATATGAACGCAAACCCGAAAAGATTGCGAATCTTATCTACGGCGGACGTATGGGTAACGGGCCTGAAGCATCAGGTGAAGGATTTAAGTATCGTGGACGTGGCTATATTCAATTAACAGGAAAGGATAACTACGGCGCCTTTGATAAGGTCGTGCCAGAAAACATCCTTGAAACACCTGACTTAGTCGCCACCAAGTACCCACTTTTGTCAGCAGCATGGTTTTGGAATTCACGTGGATTAAATGCCTTGTCAGACAAGGGTGCCACGGATGCAGATGTTACGGCGATTACGAAGAAAGTAAATGGTGGTACGATTGGGTTAGAAGATCGTATCAAGCATTTCAAAGAATTCTACGCTTTGTTGAAGTAATAAATAATTAAAAAGCCAGGAATACATCTATGTTCACAAAGAATTTAAAATATATGATCGTGATATCCATTGCATTATGGGTAATCTTTGTGTACATGGATGGTCGTAGTAAAGATAAAATGCAGGAATATATCAACAACTACAAAACATTCCAGGCCCAAGCAGATTCTGCTGTGAAGTTTGCGGATAGTTTAAAAACGCAAATTATCATTGAAGAAACAGAAGCACATCTTGCACAAGAAAAAGCTAATGAATATGCACAAGATGTACAAGTATTAAGAAAAACAACGTCTGTATTAAAAAACAAACGTGATTCATTATTAAAAGAAACCGAAATGCCGCAGACTGTCACGGATTCTTTAGCACATATGTCGTCCGTCATTACGTTACAAGATTCTATCATTGATCAACAAGAAAAAACAATTGATACACAAGAAACACAAATTGTTCAATTAAATAAAGCATTAAACAGCAAAGACAACGTTATACAATTACTTACACTTTCCCGTGACAGTCTGCAAAAGGTTGTAATAAACATTCCCCCACCGCCAAAAAATCCAAATAGAATGCTTGGGATTCCTTTACCGAGTAGAAAAGTGATGTTAGTGACAGGATTCATTGCTGGCGTTGTAACCACGACCACGGTAATGAAATAATGCAAAATACGAATGAAGATTTACGTAAATGGTTTCGTGAAAAATGGGTAAATCTCGCCAAGAAAAAGAAAGGTGGCGGGTATGCTCCTTGTGGCACATCGGGTGAGAAAAAGGGATATGCAAAATGTGTACCTGCTGCTAAAGCAGCGAGTATGAGCAAGGATGAAATTAAATCAGCTATTCGTAGAAAACGTGCTGCACAATCTGCTGCAGGACGCCCAGGAAAAGATCAACCCGGTCAGGGAAACGCTCCCATCATGGTGAAAACAATGAAAGAAGAATCCCTTCAAGAAAAAAATACCCCTACAAATCCAAAATTGTGGGCACGTGCTAAATCACTCGCTAAATCTAAATTTGACGTATATCCTAGTGCCTATGCTAACGGCTGGGCAGCAAAATGGTATCGTGGAAAGGGCGGCGGGTGGCGATCCACAAATGAAAGCACGGATCAATTTACAGAAGAATTAGGAAAGGATAATGAGTGGGGAACACCAGAACTAACAAAAAAAATGATGAGCATGACCCCAGGACAAGGAAAAAAGATGCGTACCTTTAAAGAATTTAGTAACAATACATTAGACAAGTATGATGATAAAATCACACTTGACATGCGTAATGATCTTGATCTCGAAAAGAATGATACAAACGATGTAAAGCAACGTAAGTATCGCTTAAAGGATTATAGTGCTGCGAACGATTACGAGCGCGAAGAAACAGGCGGCGAAACTGATGAGTATCTAGATGTAGAAGAAGCTGCATCACCTGCTTGGCAGCGTAAAGAAGGCAAAAATCCTGAAGGGGGATTAAACAAAAAAGGTATTGCCTCATATCGCAGACAAAATCCAGGATCAAAGTTATCATTAGCCGTTACGACAGAACCTTCAAAATTAAAGAAGGGCTCGAAGTCATGGAAAAGAAGAAAGTCATTTTGTGCCCGTATGAAAGGAATGAAAAAGCGTTTAACATCTGCGGAAACTGCCAATGATCCAGATTCACGTATTAATAAGTCTTTACGTAAATGGAATTGTTGATTTCATTCTTATAAATATATAAATGAAACATTCATCTGAGCCCAATGAACTTGAAAGTAAACTAGAAGACCTTGTACGTGTGGGATTAATCCCCGTACAAGAATTACCTGTTTTACGACGAGCTCTAAAGTATGTTGAACAAGGAAATTTTCTACCTTCAATTGAACGGAAGGTATTTTATAAACTTGTTCGAAAGTACATGTCAACATCATTGTTAGACCCCACAATCAATCGTTTAATCAGACAACGAATCATGGCCAATCCTATGAGAGAAGATATTCAAACAGCTATCGCTGAAGCTAAAGCCGCACTAAAAAAAGTAAAAAACAAAGTTAGTGCAACAGACATGCTAGAATCACTCTATCAAACAGAAGATGTTGATTTGAAAAAGGCACCAGAAGGCATGTTAATGTCCTATGCGAACAGTGTAAAAACTAAACTGCGCGCTGGCGGTAAGCCAAGTGTGACTGATAAGCAATTGGCATCAAAGGCAAAGAATGAACTTCGTCGCCGGAGAAACGTGCAATCTAAGCGCATGATGGGTGAATCAATGACATATGCATCAAAGATGCAACTTGCCATGGAAAAATTTGGGATTACACAATTATCAGAATTACCACAAGAACACACAAAAGAATTTTTCAATTTCATAGACAATATTCAAAATTCACAAGGAGAATAATCCATGTCAGGTTGGGGCAAACAAGACGATAAGTCGTCAACAGGTACAATAACGCTTGCTGCACCGTCAATTACGTTTGATGGCGCAACAGCACACGCTGCAGGTATCATTACATCAGCCAATCATCCATTTCAAACGGGTGATTCAGTTGTATACTCAAACGGCGGCGGCACATCAATTGTAGGTCTTACATCAGGATCTACCTATTTCATCATTAATCTTACAGCAAATACAGTCGGTCTTGCTGAAACTGAAGCTGATGCACTCAAGGGCGCATATATCACCACATTAACTGATGGTGTTGGCGCATCACACACATTGATACATGCGTTGTCATTTGGTCGTGGCGTTATCACTGGGTCATCCACACTTTTCACAACCGAAGCCGCTCCAGGTGACTTCATCCGTGTTGGCGATCAAGAAATGATCATTTTAACAATTGCGTCAAATACATCATGTCAAGTATTAAATGCTAACCCGGAATTGGCAGCTCTTTCAGCGTTCAGTGGTCAACAATACACATTAAATGAAAAGCCAACATCATTAGCAAGTGATCCTAGCATTTTGTCAACTAATGTATTTGGCGTTGACACAACAGAAATTGCTGCAGGTGGCGATAATGTAGTATCTGTAGCTATCAGTAATGGTGGCACATTATATGTGGAACCTCCTGTAGTAGCAGTCAGTGGTGGTGGTGCCGTTGTGACTGGTAGCATCGCAGGCACTGTTCTTACAGTAACAGCAGTAACATCAGGCAAGTTAGTAGCGGGACAAACCAGTGCACAGTTTACAGGTGCATTGGGCGCCCAACTTACAAGCACTGAAGTTGGTGGAGCACTAGGTGGCAAAGGAACATATACCGTGGATACACAGACGGTTGGATCAACAACGATCACAACTGTTCCTGGTACAACAGCAGCTGCCACAGCAACAATATCAGGTGGAGCAGTAACCGCCATCACAGTCACCAACGTAGGTGTTGGATATGATGCAGCTCCAACGATAACAATTCCAAAGGCACGTGTAACAATTCCAACATCAGGTGTTGCGATTGCTACTGAACAAATTACCTATGCAAGTCATGGAATGACTGCCACTAATGAAGTGAAATATTTTCACGCTGGCAGCACTGCGATCACGGGTTTAACAAATAATACATCATACTTTATTTCAGCTCTTGGATTAACAGCAAATACATTCCGTCTAGCTGCTTCTTCATCTGCTGCTTCTGGACGTACCGCGCTTGCAGGTGTTGCTATCTCAGGTACAGGTGGTCAGTTTACATGCACGGCAACTACTCTCGCCGTGGGTGATCACATCAAGATTGATGGTACTATCACCGGTACAGGTTCTATTTCTCTCCATACGTCAGGTAAGATTTACGAAGTTTCCGCTGTCACAGGAACTTCACCTAACGTAACAGGATTCACGCTCACGCAAGAAGATACCACTGCGCTTACTACAACCATAGGCGACGGTGCCGGATTAACATACAATCCATTTACTATCGTATTAATTTCAGGCACAGGTAACAACGCTCAATACTTTGAAAAGGTTGCGTCAACTGCTGCAACGGCGACTGCTACAAAGGGAACAGGAACCACTGGTACCTCAGCAGCACACGTAGGTTGGGTGCATAGAAAAGTGGGCACAGGACAACATGCAGGACGTATTCAATATGAAGTGCTTGTGGCGTTGTCGAAGAATGGTATCAGTAGTGACGCAGGTGACGATATCCAATTCCCAGACGCATAATTGGTATAATTCATGGCTGATAGCAAAGTATCTGATATGACCGCAGCCACGTCCGTCAATTCGGCGGACGTGTTGTACCTCGTACAAAATAATGCGGATAAAAAACTTAGCATTGCTACATTATTAGGAAATCTGCCAAACTCATTAATGAAAGTGGGGGGAAATCTTGTATTAGGTGGAACCCCACAAACATTAGCGGGATCGGGTGCAATACAAACCACACAAACACTTAGCGTCATTTCAAATACAGGATCTAGTGCCTTAACGATATCAAATGGAACCTTCGAAGGGCAGCTAAAGGTTATCTTGATGACATCCGCATCTGGCCCTAGTACTATCTCAGCAAATTTAGGCGTGTCAAATATAGCTTTTAGTCAAGCGGGACATACGATGTTATTAATATGGTATAATAACAAGTGGTGGCCGCTTGGAGGAACAGCGACAGTATCAATTTAAAATTTTTATGAGAATTATATGAATGGTGTTGAATTAAGTTCTAGTAATTTTATGTTATTTGCAGCAAAACATTATGACAATCCCTCGTGTATAAGTATCAAAGAATTTCATGATGATTTAAAACGTATTAAATATATTAAACGATTACTGAAACGATATAAAAAAACAGGGAAGATTGGTGAGCGGTTATTATTAAATCATATTATTTTACTCCATAATGTGTTTAATGAAGCAGTTGTTCCTATTTTGTTTTATAAAATTGAGCAAGAACATTGGTCACAGCTTAAAACATTTTTAGTATTTCTACAATATCTTCCTGATAAATATGAAATACACAATGATGTTATCGAAACAGAAATTCCGCTTGACAACACCATCATAAATAAATTGAGAAACATATGAAAACGTTTAAACAATTTGCAGAAGAAATCGCGAATACCGTACAAAATGTTCAGGGATTAGAAACTGAACCGGTTATTCGTAAAAAGACACAACTTAAGTACTTTCGCCGTAACAAAAAGATTGCATTAAAACTTCACAACATTAAAAAGTAAGAGGATAATATGATTTGGTTTCTTTCATTAGTTATTGTTTCTGTTATTGCTTGGTTTGCCTGGAAAAGTAAAGCCGCATCACCTGCTGAAAAAGTAAAGGATGGCGCAAAGCAAGCTGCCACTGAAGCAAAGGAAGCAGTTGTACATGTCGCTGAAAAGGCAAAGAAAGTTGCTGATGTTAATAATGACGGTAAGGTAGATTTAAAGGACGTCTTAGCAGCAACTGATAATGTTAAGAAAGAAGTTGGTCGCCAAAAGAGAAAGTATGGCGGTCGTGTAAAAAAAGATAAGAAGTAATTTTTGAAAAATGGGTCTAGAAACCGAGGTTGCATTATTAAAAAGTGATGTCACTCGAATGACATCTGTTTTTGAGAAATTAGATCTCGCCATTGAAAAAATGGGGGCTGTATCAAATGATATAGCCCGTATGTTGGCGGTTCACGAAGAACGGTTAAACAAACATCAAGAATTAGACGAAGAATTGTTTAGCTTAGTTGAAAATCGCCGACAGGAAATACAAGTGGACATAAAAGAATTACATTCACGCATCACAACTGTTACACGCGAATTATCAAACGATATTAGTGAAACAGAACAACGATTGATGACTGCCATGAATCACAACATGGATGAAATTAAAAAATGTATCACGGAAGAATCAAAAACCGTTGATAAAGAACAATTTAGTTTAGAAGCGCGCATTACAGAACTTGAACGCTGGAAATGGTTAGTCATGGGCGGGAGTGTTGTACTTGGCGCCTTATCCCACGAGGTTATTGGGACGCTATTTAAGTAATAGTTGACAAATACCACATCATCGTATATCTTTCGTTATAGGAGGATATACGATGTCTTATTTTATTGATATAAAATACTTAGGTCATATTAGTCACCGACTACCACTTTTTACGCAAAAGAAGCGTGATTTGTGGAATTGTCGGTGTATTATTTGTGGCGATTCTACAACGAATAAGAAAAAGGCCCGAGGATATTTTTATAGGACAAAAAACGACCTATATTATAAATGTCATAACTGCGCCGCGAGCCAACACTTTGGTTCGTTTTTAAAAACATTAGATCCTACCCTATATCAACAATATGTGTTCGAACGCTATGCACAAGGCGAAAATGGGCCGAAGGCGCATAAAACAGCAGAACCTATGTTGATGAATTTCGTAGTTGACGAAATGAAGTTTGAAAAAACTATACATATTGAACAGGTTGCACAACGATTAGATACGTTGCCTGATGATAATGAAGCGATTGTGTATTGTCAGCGTCGTGGTATTCCTGTTGACAAATATACACAGTTATATTACATTTCATCAGTTAAAGACATTCAACAAATTGCACCTGATTATACATCTATTAAAACGACTGAACCGCGGCTGTTGTTGCCTTTCTATAATGAATTCGGGCAACTAACCGGTGTGACTATGCGAGCTCTGCGCGGGGAATCGCTTCGTTATATTATGATTAAGTTTGTTGAAGATGCCCCACTTATTTTTGGTTTGAACAACATAGATAAAACAAAAAATATAAATGTTGTAGAGGGTCCGATTGATAGTTTATTTCTTGATAACAGCATCGCTTGTAATGGTACATCATTCGGGAAATTAGAAACGTTAGATTTACCTAAAGACAATGTAACTGTTATTGTAGACAATCAACCCAGAAATATAGAGGTATGCAAAATTGTTGAAAAATATATTAACCTTAATTACAACATCGTTATCTGGCCTTGTAGCATTTTGGAAAAAGACATTAATGACATGGCGCAAAGCGGGAAAAACGTTAAACGCCTCATTAAAGAGAACACCTATCAAGGACTTATGGCGCAATTAAAATTTACAGAATGGAGAAATTGTTGATGAACGTAAAATTAGTATCCTATACAGTTCCGTGTGATGAATTTGATTTTATTGAAACACCCACAGACCTTATAGCATTTTGTGCGCGTGTTAGTAATCCAAACAATCAAACAAATATGGAAACAGCGGATAAGCTCATTGCTTATCTTATTAAGCACAAGCATTGGAGTCCGTTTGAGATGGCGAATGCCACGTTGGAAATTGAAACCACCCGTGACATTGCCCGACAAATTCTCCGGCATCGTAGTTTTACGTTTCAAGAATTCAGTCAACGCTATGCAGATCCTGTCAAGGATTTGTCATTTACCTATCGTGAAGCACGATTGCAGGACACGAAGAATCGTCAAAATTCCATTGCAATTGATGATCCTGTTCTTCGTAATGCCTGGATTGAAGTACAGGGGCAAGTAATGTTGGAGGCAGAAAAAGCCTACAAGTGGGCAATTGAAAATGGCATTGCCAAGGAAGTGGCGCGCGCTGTTCTTCCTGAAGGATTAATGATGTCTCGTATGTATGTGAATGGCACAATTCGTAGTTGGATTCATTACATTGAAACACGATCACATATTTCAACACAAAAGGAACATCGGGATATTGCTATTGCGTGTGCAAACGTTATCAGTGAAATTTTCCCTTTGATAAATAAATTTTCACAGAATGAGGACCTATGAGAGAACAAACTGATGTAGCAATTTTTATGGAAGCATGTGGGCAACATGTCATAAATAACAATCCTGCCTTTACTACAGACAATATACAGCAAGCAACATTATACATGAATCTTGTTCGTGAAGAATTTGAAGAATTGCACGAAGGATTTGAAAATAAAGATGTGGTCGAAATTGCAGACGCTTGTGGCGATTTGATTTGGGTTATTTTAGGATTAGCAAATAGTTTAGGTATTCCTATGAGAGCTGTATGGCAAGAAGTTGCCTCGTCAAACATGAGCAAGACAGTTGAAGGTAAAGTAATTAAGCGTGAAGATGGCAAAATTTTAAAGCCTGACACGTATTTTCCACCAAACATTCACCGCGCACTAGGACTAACAACAAATGAGTAAGATGGAATTACCCGTAAAGATTTTATCCGATATTACTGTGTTCATGAAGTATGCAAAGTTCAATGACAAGAAAAATCGTAGAGAAAATTGGAACGAATTAGTTGATCGTAACAAGGAAATGCATTTGCAGAAGTTTCCACAATTAAAGGACGAAATTGAAAATGCCTATCAATTCGTCTATGATAAGAAGATCCTTCCTTCAATGCGTAGTCTCCAATTTGCTGGGAAACCTATTGCTATTAATAACGCTCGTTTGTATAACTGCTGTTTCCTACCCGTTGACCACACCGATGCATTTAGCGAAGTCATGTTCCTCTTGTTGTCAGGTACGGGCGTAGGATATTCTGTACAACGTCATCACGTTGAACAACTTCCTGAAATCAACAAGCCGACGAAGTCCCGTCGTTACCTTGTCGGTGATAGTATTGAAGGGTGGGCAGATGCCATCAAGGTCATGATTGGCGCCTACATGAAAAATAAGGCGATGCCGATTTATGATTTCAGTGATGTGCGTCCGAAGGGTGCCATGTTATTGACATCAGGTGGCAAGGCGCCAGGTCCTGAACCGTTAAAGGATTGTTTGCACAATGTTCAAAAGATTTTAGATCGAAAGAACAATGGCGAAAAGTTGAACACCATTGAAGTTCATGACATTCTATGTTATATCGCCGATGCGGTATTAGCGGGCGGAATTCGTCGTTCAGCTATGATTGCATTGTTCAACATTGATGATGATGACATGTTGACTTGTAAGTTCGGTAACTGGTGGGAAACTAATCCGCAACGTGGACGTGCGAATAATTCCGCTGTTATTGTTCGTTCAAAGGTTGAGGAAGAAGTATTTTTTGATTTATGGAAGAAGATTGAAGCATCAGGATCAGGTGAACCTGGATTCTTCTTCACGAACGATAAGGATTGGGGCATGAACCCGTGTGCGGAAATCTCTCTCCGTCCCTTTCAATTCTGTAATTTGACCACCATTCACGCCGGTGATGTGGAGTCTCAGGAAGATTTGAATGCCCGCGCACGGGCCGCTGCCTTCATCGGCACATTGCAAGCATCATACACTGACTTTCATTATTTGAGGGATGTATGGAAGAAAACAACCGAGAAGGAAGCTCTTATTGGCGTGAGTATGACTGGTATCGCTTCAGGTTCTGTGTTAAAGTTAGACCTGAAGGAAGCGTCAACCATTGTGAAGGAAGAAAACGCACGTATCGCTTCGTTGATTGGGACGAATCCTGCGGCCCGGTGTACTACAGTGAAGCCGGAAGGAACAAGTTCATTGGTGCTTGGCACCTCGTCGGGTATTCATGCATGGCATAATGATTATTACATTCGTCGTATTCGCGTAGGAAAGAATGAAAGTATCTATACCTATTTGTTATTGAATCATCCTGAATTAGTAAAGGACGAATTCTTCAAGCCAAATATTCAAGCCGTTATTGAAGTGCCACAAAAGGCACCCGAAGGCGCGGTCACTCGTCAGGAATCGGCATTAGATTTGTTGAAGCGTGTATCGAAGGTATGGAAGGAATGGGTGAAGCCAGGACATCGTAAGGGATCCAACAAAAACAATGTATCAGTCACCGTGTCCATTAAGCCAGGTGAATGGCAGGAAGTAGGTGAATGGATGTGGGCGAATCGTGATAGCTTCACGGCATTGTCAGTCCTTCCTTACAGCGATCATACATATATTCAAGCCCCGTTCGAAGATATTACTGAAGCACAATATAATGAAATGGTAAAGGTATTGCATAACATTAATCTTGATGATGTAGTTGAATTAGAAGATACCACTAACTTGCAAGGTGAAGCTGCCTGTGCAGGTGGAGCGTGTGAAATCGTATGATTACTGTAATGCGATTTACCGCACCGTGGTGTGCGCCGTGCAAGATGTTAGCCCCTGTTATTCAGGGGCTAGCACAAGATTTTCCTGATGTAATTTTCGAAACAGTGGATGTAGATAATAATCCTGATTTAGCTCAACATTTTAATATTCGTTCTGTCCCCACAGTGTTAATTGTGAATAAGGATGAACAAATTTTACATACGTTTGTTGGTGTACAACCTCGTCAAACATATATAGAAGCTATTAAAACAGCTCAGGAGATGTAATGGCTACAAATTCTATCCCTATTATTTTTCCTACGACTGTTTCAGACGCAGATGTAATCATAGGAAAAAACACAGTTGGATCAGCGAGTTCGCTTCCTGTACCTATTCCTGATGAAATTGCGAATGAGGGTGTAGATTTTAATAATCCCGCGCCAGTGCGTCATGTCGAATTTTGGCATTCTGGCAATACACGTTTTTATAATTATTCAAACATTCCTTTATTTGAACAGGATGCAACAGGACAAGTCGTTGTTAAGAGTTCAGGTGGGACAACCACTGCAACGCTTACATCTGCGGGTGCATTAACAATTCCCAGTAACGCCAACATTGGCGGTAACGCGGTTATTACAGGAAATGCAAATGTTACTGGCAATGTTACTACTCCAGGTATTGGAACTTTTACAACACAAGTAATATCAAATTTAGGTACGTTTTCATCAGTATCAGCGCCGTTTAAATTATTTGATATCCCGCATCCCATAAAGCCAGGGATGCGGTTACGCCATGGATGTTTAGAAGGACCTGAATTAGCTGTTTATGTACGTGGGAAAACAAAGGAACAAACTATTCCTTTACCTGATTATTGGGATGGATTGGTTGATCAAAATTCAATCACGGTACAGCTCACTCCTACCTCCAGTGATCAATGTTTATATGTAACCAAAACTAGCCTTACATCTGTTGAAGTATCTGGCGATTTATCATTGCCGTATTACTATATGATTATGGCAGAAAGAATAGATGTCGAAAAATTACAACTTGAATACGAGGACCCGAATGGCAACATTTAATTACTGTCAAGATTGCGAAATAGAATTTAAAGTACATCATGAAGCAGATCATGCATATTTTCCTATCCAGTTTTGTCCGTTTTGTGGCGCTGAATTAGATACAGAAGAACAGTACACATACAACACAGAAGAAGATGAATAAATAGTTGGGTACCCTTTGAGGACTCAACTATATGTGGTTGTTCGAAGATCGTGAATTCTGTGATGTTCCTGAGAATATAATTGGATTTGTATATCTCATTACAAATGAAATAAATGGCAAACAATATATTGGGAAAAAACTCTTTACCGCTGCACGAACAAAGCAAGTTAAAGGAAAGCGAAAGCGATTTCGCGTTGAATCCGACTGGCGAGGATATTACGGCAGTAACAAAGAATTGCTACATGATGTTACTACCCACGGACACCACAATTTTACACGCAAAATACTTCATCTGTGTAAAACTAAAGGACAATGTAGTTATTATGAAGCAAAGCTGCAATTTCAATACGGTGTGTTAGAACATCCCGATCATTTTTATAATGACTGGATCATGTGTAAAATTCATCGAAAACATTTAAAGCTATGATATTTTTACTGCTTGTATTCCTGTCGGCATTTTTTATAAGTTCAGTCGCTGCCTGGTTTTCAATCGCGGGATTGATAACTATTTTTCCTGGCGCGAAACTTGCCGTGATATTAATGGGATCATCGCTTGAATTTGCCAAGCTTATTTCTGCATCATGGCTATATCGTTTTTGGGATAAAGCAAATCGCTTAATGAAAACATATTTCATTAGTGCAGTATGTATTTTAAGTATTATTACGAGTATGGGAGTTTTTGGCTATCTAACAAAGTCACATATAGAAGGCGCTGAGAGTTTAGATGCGAACACAGAGCAATTATCTTTGTTAGATAGTCAGATTTTAACTGAGCGCGAAAACATTGCTGCATCCCGCGCTGCGTTACAACAAATGGATGCAGCAGTAAATAACCTGGTGGGTGATGTTACTCGCATTGAGCGAGCGGTGCAAATACGAAATAGTCAACGCCGTGAACGCTCTGCATTAACAACAACTATTAGTGAAAGTAATCAAAAAATTCAAGCATTACAAAAAGAAAAATCACTGTTGAATGTTGGGCAACGAAAACTGGAAACAGAAATTGGTCCTATTAAATATATCGCGCAATTGATATACGGACAGGATAACAATGAAACTATTGAAAAGTCGGTACGATTGCTCACCATCCTGGTAATTCTTGTTTTCGATCCGTTAGCTATTTTATTAGTAGTCGCGGCGAATATGCAATTACAGCAATTAAAAAAATCCACGCCAAAAGAATCTACTACGATATTAGCCCCAACAACAAATTTGGCACAAACACTACAAGATCAAAATGTCACCAAAATGGAAACTGACTGGAATCCAGGATCTTGGTTTAAAATAGTGAAGGAGTCAAAGCCTAAGTAACACTATATCTGGTTGACAAATAGATATAATGTGTTATATTACATGTATACTCTAATACATGGAGGCAGTATGATTCTTGGTGATGTGGAACGTGACGGGATTCGCCGTCTTTTGCAGCATTCTGTTATTGCGGTAACGTTTCAGAAAACGGATGGGACCGAGCGTGTAATGAACTGTACGCTCAACCCCGAGCTTATTCCTGCAACGGTAAATGAAAATACGTCTACGCGAAAGGTTAATCCTGATGTATGTCCCGTGTGGGATACGGACATCCAGGCCTGGCGTTCGTTTCGGTGGGATTCCCTTAAAAACATCGCAATTTAATATGACTACGTTGCATACAGTTCTTCCTCCCGCATCAGATGCCAAGTTCGTCGGTGATGAACCTTCGTGGATTGATGTAGAGGTTCCTGAGACACGTTACAATGCAGAAATCCTTCGTGGGTTGAATTGGCATAATTATTGTGCCTCAGAAAAGGATTATATTAAATATATCGAGCAGTGGATTCGTCAGTATCGTCCGCAAACTGCAAAGCAAGATATTGTCGCATGGCGTGAATTTTCCGATATTCGCGCAACGGTGTGTATTATTGCACGGATGCAATTGCAAGGGTTTCCGTTGAAGGACAAGCATACGCAGCAGATTTGCGATTATGTAGATGTATTCACTGCTCGTGTAAATAAAAAGAAAGCTAAGACAGCTGCCGCGACAACACCAACAGTTGTTCGTCCGACAATTCAAGATAGAATTCGAGCGCAGGTGTCCCAGGCATTGTCTGATCTTGATGTATGCATTGATGAGGCCTTTGAGGGTAATATTGACCCCAGCGATAAAATTGCAGGTGATATCCTAACTCATAACTTTAAAGGTCCGCAATTAAAGTTGGTCATGGAATATCTGGATAAGAATATTTCCGAATGGCGTGAAGCGTATGGTCAAACAGATGATCAGCTCACACAGGGCTATTCGTATGTTGGTCGTCGCACGTTCAAGAAAATTATTGATACGTTTAGCGAAGTTGTGGGTCGTATCTCACAACAGCAAAATGAAATTAAGGTTCAGCGTATTCGTAAGAAAAAGCCCGTTGATAAAAAGAAGCTTGCAAGCAAGATTCGCTTTATGCCCACCTTCGAAGGTATTAAGTCACAGGCACCAGTCAATATCATTGGGGCAAATGTTGTGTGGGTATATGACACCAAGTCCCGTCGCCTCGGGTATTATGAGAGCGAAGGAAAGAACGGGTTGTATGTCAAGGGTACGATGATTTGTGGGTTTAAGTATAGCTGTGAAAAGATTTTGCGAAAGCCTGAGGAACAGCTTCCTGACTTCATGGCATTGCGTAAGAATCAGACATCGAATTGGTTTGAAACTATTCGTGCAAAGTGTAAAGACATGACTGGACGCACTAACGCTAACCTCCTTATTTTAAGGATTGACTAATGATTATTGTTGATTATTCACAAACCGCAATTAGTACATTGATGGCTGAACTCCGAGGGCGCACTGATGCAGAAATTAGTACGCCCTTGATCCGCCACATGATTATCAATACATTGCGAAGCTATAAAAATAAGTATGGCGCAGAATACGGGCAGCTTGTTATTGCATGTGACAATAAGCGCTACTGGCGCAAGGAATTATTCCCGTATTACAAGGCAAATAGAAAAAAGGATCGGGATACTAGTGGGTTTGATTGGCATTCTATCTTTGAAGCGCTAAATCAGATTAAGTCTGAATTGTCAGAATTTTTCCCGTATCCTGTCATTGAAGTTGATACGGCAGAAGCAGATGATGTGATTGCAACCTTGTGTAAGTATACACAGGATAATGATTTAGTGCAGCGAGGACTAGACGTGGTATCCCAACCCGTATTGATTTTGTCGGGGGATCACGACTTTGTGCAATTGCAGCGATATGCGAATGTTCGTCAGTATAGTTCAGTGCACAAGAAGTGGCTTAAGCCAGAATCTTCTCCTGATGTTGTATTGATGGAACATGTGTTGACAGGCGATAAGGGTGACGGGATTCCTAACTTTTTGTCCGCAGATGATACATTTGTAACAGACGCACGCCAACGTCCTATTCGTAAAAAGGATCTTGAGGAATGGAAAAAGTTGCCCATTGAACATTGGGAAACTACGCCGCATTGGAATAATGTCAAGCGTAATTTAGATATTATTGATTTGCGTCGAATTCCTGAACATATCGAAAAAAGTATTATACATATATACGATGTAGAGAAGTCGGCTCGTGATAAGAGTCAACTCTTGAATTATTTCATTGCACACAAAATGAAAAATCTTATTGAGCATATTACGGAGTTCTAAATGAGAGTTTCTGCGAACATGTTATTGCACGAAAAGTTAGATTATATTGCGTTAGGAAGCACATTAGAAGATCAATGTGGTCGTGCAAAAGAAGTGGCTAAACTTGACCCTACGTTTGTTACAATGATGCGAATGGCATCAGTTGAAGATGAACGTATTGTTGGGTTGCCAGAAGGGATGCCTGAAACATATAAACCCGAAACAGATATGCCCGAAGGCATCTCACACACAACGGCTCGCCAAGAACTTCGCCGGTTTAAAAACTTTTACAAGTTAGGAAGTATGCAAAGTATTCCGCAACATCGGCGTGAAACCATTTGGGTACAAATGCTTGAAGGATTGCACTGGAAGGAAGCACAACTTATTGTTGCCATTAAAGATTGGAAATTATTTGTGTTTTATCCAAATATGTACGAAGTCCTTTCAACACTAGGGGTAAAGATTGATGCCCCTAATCCTAAAAGTGATAAAAGTTCCGTTCCTAAGAAAACTACTAAGAAGATTAAATCATAAATAATTATCTTGTAGAATACAGGGTGGGGCTTGACAAACAGGCTCCACCTTTGTATATTACATAAGTAATGACGTTCATGATTCATGAACGATGAACGGAAACAAAACACGCTGGTTGACAACTGAAGTACACTGTGTTACATTTAATATGTAAATGCCGCGTTCGTCTATCGGTTAGGACGCTAGACTTTCACTCTGGTAAGATGGGTTCGATTCCCATACGCGGTATTCTGATGGCCTATAGTATAACGGTTATTACGGCGGACTTTGGATCCGCATATCATGGTTCGATTCCATGTGGGCCTATGCAGTACCCTTCACCATGACA